GGGTGTATGTGTTTTTGATTTGGAATTGATAAATTTAACTTCATCATATAGTTCATTAATACAGAGCATTCCAAATTCTTCAAGCGTTAATAACTCATTTGGAACCGCCGTATCTATTAATACCGATTGGCTTGCAATTGGCTGTCCTGCCGAGAATAATAATTCGGGGTCGGTATTTATATATAATAATGTAAGTGGAAGTTGGAATTTATTCCAAGAAATTAGTTCGAGTAATACGATATCAAATACTAATTTCGGATATAGTTTAAAATTAAACAAAGATCAGAATACTTCAAGTGGACGATTAATCGTTGGATGTGGAAATCCGGCGGCATGTAAAGCATTTTTCTATGAGTTTAATGGTATTCAATGGGTTGAGACTTATACATTTACCCCCAACTACGATACATACCCATTAACATTCGGGAAGTATGACCCATATAATTTGATTAGAAATCAATCGAGTAGTTTTGGTAGTTCTGTATCTACGTATGGCGATTCCGTTATAATAGGAGAATATTTAGACCGAACTGTCTATGAATATGACGGCTCCGATATGTATCAACAAGGATCAGTATCAATATTCGGTCGATGCAATCCAAGTTCATCTATATTTAATCTCGAATACAAAACATATGGTAATGAGAAAGTATTACGGAATAATAATCTTGGATATTCCGTTGATATGTTTGATTCATTTGCCGTGGCAGGAATACCAAGATCGAATCAGGGTTCTATAACGTCAGATTATGTTGAAAATACGCTCAATCAATATTATCAATGTGAAAATAATCCTTTAACTTCGGTAAACGGTCAAGTTGCTTTATTTATAAATGAAAGTGGTAGTTGGGATATAAAAAACATATTTCAGAAGAAAAAGAACTATTTAAGTCCCTATAGAGTATTCGGGCATAACGTTTCAATTGCAGATTATTCTATGGTTGTCGGAGCACCCCTGTTAATATCGTCATCAACTCCTCCGGCTATCAATATTATAACAACTCAGAGTAATGATGTTACCTTGGACGAGATATGTGGGAAATCTTACATATACAACCTAAACAACTTACAAGACTCATTTCATATTGGGAATGTGTTCTATCGAAATGGTAAGGTTGTATTAAACACGTCTGGTTCTATCTTTCAAAATTTATTTCCAACTACGACGACAGGTGATTATTCATACAATTTAAATTTTAAAGGGGAAAATACGATTTATGAAAAGCAGGTCATATGCTCCATTTCACCCGGCGAATTCAATGTAAGCACCAACCCAACAGCCTTAGATCAGCCCAATTATAGCCTAGACTTAAATTCCAATGGTCAATTTGATTATGAAGATGTCGATATTATATTGCGGTATATGGAATATAAAAATACACAGGCATTGGGCTTGCCCCTTTCTACTAATTGGCAATCCTCAATAAAACTTGCAGCCGATGAAATAAGTCTAATAAATTATTATCAGGCATTACCATCATATAATAATACATACACTTCTCAACTATTATCGAACTATATTCCATTATGGGACTTCACCAACAAAAAATTTCAAACTTATCTAGATGTTAATGGCGATAATTTAATAGATATCAATGATATGAATATCATCTGGAAATATTTTAGTAATAGATTAAATCAAAAAAATTATTCTTCATATGTAACTTTGAATTCAACGAGAAAAACACTTAACTTAGCCATTGATTGTCTAGATGGAGTAAGTGGACGAAATAAATCTCCGAATATAACTCCTGAGTTTTTTAATTACAAAAACAATGTAAGCAATGATCCGACTGGTAGTTATCTGGTGCCGATGATAAGTAGCATTGGTTTATATAACAACAACTTAGAACTTATTGCCGTTGCAAAATTAGGAACTCCTATTAGGAATGAAGGGGCGTTGCCCTTAAATATATGTGTTAAAATGGATTTTTAATTATATTTATATATAATAACAACTATAAAATATTATGCCACAAGAAACAATCAGAACAAGCCTCGCAATGAATCTTGAAGAAAGATATCAATCTCAAAAAGTAGGCGAGGCATTCAACGCAAAATTAGCGGGTGGATCAACTATCGAGCCATCTCTCGCTGCCAAATTATTTGAGGATAGCACGGCATTCGATATTAAACAACAGCAGTGCCAGACTAATATGAAGGGTATTTCCGATGGCGGAACATATAAAGAACTATCTCGATATGCTAATAATATCAACGTGACACCATATAAAAAATAACAAACTAAATTTAAATTAACAATCCCACTTAATCGTGGGATTTTTTCTATTTATAGATATGATAGAACTAGGTCACTGGACGAGTAACGTTGAATTTATTGAAAATTCGATTGGATTTATTTACTGCATCTCAAATAAATTAGATGGTAGAAAATACATCGGAAGAAAATTGATCGTATTTAAAACATCACGTAAGCCGCTCAAAGGGAATACGAATAAACGCAGAGGCACCAAGCAAAGTGATTACCAAACATATTGTGGTTCCTGTATAGAACTTCAAGAAGATATAAAAAAACTCGGCAAAGAGAATTTTGCGTTTGAAATTTTGCAGTGGTGCCCTTCGAAATTAACCCTAAATTATGCCGAAGTTAAACATATAGTAGATTCCAATGCGATATTCGATAAAAATTACTATAATAAATATCTAGGATGTCGACTCGTCAATAAAATAAAATAATATGAAAATACCAAAGACAATCACGTGTGATAGATGTAAATCAACAGTTGATGGAATTTTAGATGATTCCTTTAAAAGTATAATAATGACGGCTGGATATTATGTTGTTAGCACCGGTTACTGGAAAGGTTATGGAAATGCCGGAGAAGTTAATATCTGTGATAAATGTATGTTTGCCGACCCTCGGTATATAAAACGATATGGAGACCTGAGAATTAAAAAAAGTTGAACGTCGACGTTCTTTCTGATATAATTAGTAGAAATGCTAGTAAAATCAGATATTATATCCATATTGACCGAGGCGTTTCATCAACCGTCAACTTTACGGAAAGGAAATACTCAATTGTTATTTGAGTGTCCTATATGTAATAGACATGATGGGATTAAAAAATTGGAAATATGTATTGAAGGAGAAAAATTGGGATATAGCCATTGTTGGCGTTGTAATTTTAAAACTCGATTTTTTGGTGCTTTATTGAAAAAATTAAATGCACCCAAACATCTTAGAGACAAGATGTTTGAACTTTCAGGTGAAATTAAGAAAGTAAGAACATATAAGAAAAAAATAGGCCAAACCGACCTCCGATTGCCCGATGAATTTATTCCCATATCATCTGCCCCAGACGGCGTAGAATATAGAAATGTGCTGTTCTATTTAAAAACTCGTGGGATTGGGATGGTTGATATTATGAGATATAATATTGGCTTTGCAGAAACTGGTAAATTTGCACAGCAATTAATAATCCCATCATATGACATCGATAATAAATTAAATTTCTATATTGGTAGAAAATATTACGAGGATGATAGTGGATACCGTTATACAAAGGCGGACTTTTCGAATGATATCGTAGGGTTCGAGAATTTGATTAATTATAATTGTGATATTAATCTCTGCGAAGGAAGTTTTGATGCGATAAGCATTCGTAACAATGCCATTCCTCTATTTGGAAAATATCCACAGAAAAAATTACAAGAGAAACTTATTTCTAATGGAGTAAAGAGAGTTAATATGATATTGGATAATGACGCATTGGAAGATGCCATTAAGAATTGTGAATTATTATGGAAATATGGTGTTAATGTTCATTTAATAAAATTAGATGGGAAAGACCCGTCAAAATTAGGATTTGAAAAAGTGCATAAATTAATTAAAGATTCTGTTCCATTCGAGTGGGAAAATTTGATGCGATATAAATTGAGTAAAATATGACAGACTTAAACTATGATTAAATATATAAAACAAGAAGATCCTTTCGGCTGTGGAATTGCGTGTGTAGCGATGTTGGCGGGTGAATTCGTTACATATAAAATGGTAAGGCAAGTATGGCTAACTCAATGTAATGGAGATGAGCGTAGGATATTATCGGGTAATGGATTGCGAGTGTATGAAGTTCAGGATTTATGTCATTTATTTGGAATTAAAACATTTCCTCTGATTGCTCCCACTATAATACAAATAAACTCATGTAATAGAAATGATTGCGGCCACTACATTGTAATTACTCCTAATGGAGAAATATTAGACCCTACAAAATAACTTATGATAACCCATCTAAAAACAAATCAAACTAATATTAAGTATGTTATACACATCGGAGACATACATTGCCGCAATAACTCACGAGTAGACGAATTTAAAATTGTATTTAATAATTTCTTTGATAGTATTAAGCATCTACCTAAAGATGAAACTATTATCGTTAATTGTGGCGATACTTTCCATCAAAAAACATCAATGGAGCCGGAAGGTTTGCAATTAGTAAAAGATTTATTTGTTGGATGCTCCAATTTATTTCCCACTATTATTATTCCCGGCAATCACGACGGAAATGTAGCTTCGAAAACTAGAATGGATGCGGTTACTCCTGTAATAGAATTATTAAATAGAAATAATATTTATTACTTGAAAGAATCGGGGATATATGGATATGCTAACATATTGTTTAACCATATGTCGGTATTCGATGAACCCGAAAAATACATTCTCGGCAAAGATATTCCATCCGTATATAAAAATAAGTATGAGAGAATTATAGGATTATTCCACGGAGCAGTTGACCAATCAATGTCGGATACTGGCCACACTCTAGAAAATCCGAAAATAATGCTACCACTCTTTGATAATCACCATATTTTTATGCTTAGTGATGTTCATTTAGCCCAAAATTTACAAGAATATGATTATCAATATGATAAGCCAATAGTTCGGTTTTGTGGAAGCTTTTTACAACAAAATCATGGTGAGTCGTCGGACAAGGGTTACTCTTTATGGAACTTATCAGACATATCATATACTCACCACAATGTTCCCAATGACTATGGGTTTTATACTATCGGAGTAGAGAATGGTAAATTAGTAACGGATATATCATCTTTACCGAAAAACGTAAGATTACGAGTTATTTGTAAAGAAACTATTCCGTCCGAAGTAAAAACTATATTAGCAACATTAAAAGAAACTCATAATATAATAGAAAGTTCGTTCATACGAGAAACGGCTGATATAGATACCACCAATAAAATTGTATCCGATATAAATTTAAAAAATATATTTGATATAACTTACCAGAATGAGTTAATTAAAAAGCATCTCTCAGAAATAAGCCCCGATATATCGACTCTTAACCTCGATAATATCATGTGTATAAATCAAACTATCAATAAAGAAGTTGTGGCTTCTAATAATATTGGGTCTTCTAAGTATAAACTAATCAAGATGGAATGGGAGAATATGTTTAAATATGGTTCTGATAATTATATAAACTTTGAAAATGTGACGGGTGTTAATGGTATATTTGCAAAAAATGCCAGCGGGAAATCATCGGCCTTAAATTGTTTATTATTTTGTTTATTTGATAAAACATCAACATCTTCGAAGGGAACCCACGTCTTAAATAACCAAAAATCGTCTTTCAAGTGTAAATTGGAATTAGAGATTGATGATGTTCGATATTTCATAGAACGAAAGGGAACAATGGGAAGAACTGGTGCAGTTAAGGTTGATGTTCGATTCTGGAAAATTGTTAATGGAGAAGAAATTGAATTGCATGGCACAGAAAGAAGTGATACGAATGAAGTTATTCGGACATATGTAGGAACATTTGATGATTTTATCTTAACTTCGGCATATTTCCAATTCGGAAAGAATAACTTATCATTTATTGATATGGGTAATAGTGATAGAAAAGATATATTAGTTAAATTTATTGGAATTGATGTCTTTGATAAATTATGTAAGATTGCTAATGATAAGAAAAAGGAAATTAATACTGAATTAAAAATTTATAAGGGTAAAGATTATCAAATGGAATTAAATCAAACGGAAAATGCAGTCTCTCATGCCACGACAATCCATACGGATTTAACAACCGAACATACCAAATTAAAATCGGAATTGTTCATTATAAACCAAAAAATTCAAGAAGAGTCCATTAAACTTATTAAATTGGATAGTAATATACCGACTAATATAACGGAATTAACCAATAATAAATTAAAATTGGAAGAAAGAATTTCTCAAGTAACCAATGGAATATCCGATTTCAATAAAAAATCTACGAGGTATAGCAAATATATTAGAATGGTTGAAACCAGTATTAAGAAGATTGAGGCTCTTGATTTAATTGAAAATCATAAAAAATATAAGATTATTACTGATAAAATCTCGGCGGCTAAGAAGAAAATGGATATTAAAAAGGTAGAAGTTCGAGGTAAATTAGATAAAGTAGACCGATTAAAGACTCATAAATACGACCCTAACTGTAAGTTTTGTATTGATAATGATTTCGTCAAAGATGCTGTAAATTGTCAAGAACAACTCAAACAAGATAAAGTTATTGTTAAAGAATTAATGGAAAAACTCGAAGCATTAGAATTGGACTTTGAAAATATTAAATGGGTCGATTCTAAATATGAATTATACACTCGGCTCTTAAATAAACGTGGCGCATTAAAAGATGAATTACAATCGTTATCAACGTCCATTTTAAACTATAGTAATAATCAAGTTAAAAATA